GGCTGTCATTCCGGGTATTGCCTTTACCAGTAGTTGAGGTGCAAAATATGCAGCCGCTACAGTGCTTAAAATTTTAAAAGTGTTTTGAAAGTCTTTGTCTTTGACTTCTTTTGTGCGTATTTCGCCATAAGCAAATGGATCATATAGATACGTAGATCCATCATCTGTTTGACGCATTGGCGTGACATTGTATTTGCCGTACAGTGCTTGCAGCATCGGGTCTTCGTTATACGCAATCTGCAATGCTTTTTGGTAGTTGACCCCACGAGTTAGTTGTAAAAAAGGTATGTGTTCTTGAAGAATAGGTTCAATAAACGAGTGAAACTCTTCGGGTGATTGTGCATCTGTTTGAGTTTTACCAGCAAAACTACTAAGTGTTTGCTCTGTAGGAGAAAAATCAATTCCGTAGTACCCACCAAGAACTTTTGCTACTTCTTCAGGCGATTCCGTCATAGAAAGCACGGCATAAGCTCCCCGTGCTTCATCTTCATTACGTGGTTTTCCATCCTTAGTTTTACCAAAAATATCAGTAAGATACTCAGGAGCACCCGTGTCTGTTATATAATCTTCTGGAGCTATAAATATCTGCGGTATGCGACCATCTCTACCTTTAGGAGGGCCAACTTTTACGTTACCTATATCTACTTTTTGAGACAGTAACGATAATATTAAATCGTTATAACTACTGTCGTAGTCAGCACCTTGCGACAGTGTATTTTTGTAGTTGTTTATAAACGACGTAGCAAAATTACCAGAAACTGTAGCAGTTACAGGATCTACTACTGGATCTTTGCTTGGTGGATCTTGTTTGGTATCGTCTTTATCCCCCATGTCTGGTTCAGGTTCAGGTGTAGTATCTATATAAACTGGCCTGTCGGGTGGCGGTGGCATACCTTCTGTATCTGTAGGTCTGCCTACATCTTCTATTAGCCTTTGTATATCTTCTCGCGTATCAAAATTAGGTATGTTTAAAGTTCCTATACGCACTACGTCACCTCTAAGATACTAGCAACAACGTGTAATCTGTCAGCCGTAGCTGCTGTGACCTTTAATATTTCAGACTCCTGCACTACCAGCGGTGCTGTAAGCAGTTCTACCGTGGTGTTAGCACCCACTGCCTTGACCTTAAACAAGCTAAATACTGCCGAAGCAGAATCGGTAATCGTCACAGTAATCGTGTCTGCATTACCTGAGTCTTCTGATACAAGTATAGATTTAACAATAGCAGTGGTGGCTGTCGCACAGGTATAAAGCGTAGTAGCAGTCGTAGCTGTTAAATCTTTTTTAGCATTAACGTAAGTATTAGCCATTAGCTAAGAAACCAAGCAGTAGCCTGTGCAGTATGTGACACTGACGCATCACGGATACCCTTATCAAGCTGGTTAAAATAAAGACGTAGTGCGTTATTTATCTGGTTGAACGTGCTCTCATCGTACTCTCTTGGCGGGTCCGGTAAAACGGGTGCTCTAAAATCTATGTCATAACTTGTTTTATCTACTGCCACTACCTTCTCCCGTCAGGCCGCAGTTCTAGTCGCGGTGATCCTAACTGCCACTTAACTCCAGCATTGCTAGATTCTATCTTTAAAGCCAACTGTCTACCTCGCACCCTTAGATCTAGCCTAGATGTAAACGCTTCTATAGGTGCAGTGGCTGTTCTGGTTATAGACCCTGTATTTGTACCGCCTTCTGAAGCTGGAGAGTTACGTCCCGAACCAGAGTTTTGTGCCGCAAACAAAGATAGTGTGGCACTAGGGCTGTCTACAGTAGACCCATCAAAGGTTACATCTGGATAAACCTTTTGTATAAACGCAAACTTGTGACCGTCATCTAGGTCAAACTGCGCTGAAGTGATAAACGAACTAATACCTGCATTAGTGCCTGTTTCGTTATCGTCTATACCGTCCTCATGGTTGACTATATTGTTATTGTAAGTAGCAGCCAACGGAAAGTCCCGTATGCCAGAGTCTATCCATGCAGTCCGGCTAATGTTGCCGTAATACCAAATGTTTTGTGCGTAGTTATATATAACATATCTACTAAGGGTGGTAGATCCAGAAGGGCAGTAAAACCACCATATCTCGCTAAACGCTTCATTAGTACCTGCAAACACTTGTTCGTACTGCTCTGTGTTAAAATCAGTAAATATGTATCGTTTTATCGTGCAGGGTAGTGTCTGCACCCTACCATCGTATCTATAGAAGCCACCTACACCCATCCAATACGCTACACCATTTGCATATGCCACGGCTCTTGAAGAAGCAATAGATAAATTTTCTCCAACTGTTTGCGCTCCCCATACAGCGGGAGCACCTACGTATTGTAGTGCATATAGCGCAGAGTCGGTCCATACCAGTATTTCTTGCCTCGCTTGTATAGCAGTAATTATTTCAGATCCTTTAGATAATCTAAGATCTCCCGCTTGATTTGAAGAAGAAGGAGTCCAATTAACAAAACTTTCTTGGTCTGACCAACGTAAAAACAATGGGTCTAAGTCACTACTTCCAAGTGGATTTGTACCAAAACAAAACACAAATCGATTATCTGATACGAGCACAGTGTTTACCTTGGTAGGCACATTAGATGCGCCACTTTCACTAGATGCTAATACTGCACGGGTTGTTAGTGCATCGGTAGCATCCCAGAAAAACAAACTGCCCCCACGAGCAGCAAATATAAGATCTTCACCAAAGTTAGATTGAGTCCATAAACGCAGTGCATCGGTAGATGTTACACCTGAATCCCACGTTCCAAGACTCCAGCCACCAGCACCCCAACCTACCAGAACCTCTGCAACAGAGGGACCAGTGTTTATTTGATATACAGCGGATACAGACCCGCCACCCGAAGCTGAAGAACTTGCGGCTTCACTTGCCGTTATGGTGTAAGTGTTTCCTGTTAAATATGTTATCTGAAACTCACCATTAAGAGTAAGACCGCCTACGGCAGAAGCACCGCTAAACGTCACAAAGTCATTGTTTATATACCCACCCGCAGCATCTGTAACTGTTACAGTGGTAGATCCACTTACCGTGGTAAACGGGTCAGTAAGCGATACAGTGGCTCGTATGGGGGTTATGTCATAATACGTTCCACCCTGTTCTATGTAGAACTTTAGATTAGTGCCTACACCTAATAGCTTCTGACTACCTAACGTAACCCAAGAAAACAAGGAGCGGCACACACCTAAGAACGATTTAGTAGATATGCGATTCCACCCACCTATTTTTTCCGGCATACCTGCACGAAATCTTATCTTGTCACATTCGTACCAGCCGCCTTCACTCGTATAACGAGTGTTTTCTCTATCTACTCCCGGCTTAAATACGAACTTCTGTAATGGCATCAGTACACCCAAAGCACAGGGGTTGTTGTGCGTACATCAACGTGAATAAAGTTTTTATCTACTCCTACCCCCGTAAACCCCATTTGAAGGGCTTTTTCAACTAGCAGTCTTCTTTGAGCACCACCCACTACTTTTATGTCGGCAGCGATGCCTTGAGCATGTTGACCGGGCTTTTCTTTCTTAGCTTCTATGCTGTGGTTAGGGGATCTGTAACCAGAAGTAACAATAAACGGGAACCCGCATACACTACGCAAGCCGTCGAGTCGTTCTATAAACTCAGTAGACATATTGTTCTCGCCAGTTTCCTGACAGTCAAAGTCTTCTAATTTAAAATATTTAAATTGACTCATTTCTCTCTGCTTACGCCTTTGACCTTCTCGTAACTCCTCATAGCCCCGATACCAAGCATCCCCATCATAACAGGGACAAGTAACGTAGTATCTACTTCCGGCACATCAATCCAAATACCTATAATGTTTGCTAAGATCACGTTGTAAAAGAGGCCCAACGCACACACCCAACCAATCGCGGGTCTCCAACCAGCAACAAATAATGACTTATGTGCTGCCTCTACCTTATTTACCTCTAATTGGCCCTTTAATGCTTCGTGAGCGTGTTTCTCAGACATAGTGGCTATCTCATGTGCAAGAGCAGCCTTTTGGTCCTTGTCCTCGATAAACTTATCAAGCAGTCCAGTTACGGGTCCGACAAGTTGCGATACTATGCTCATGCCCACACCTTTGTCTTCTTACCACCGTAATACTCTACAGCGTGGCCTGTTTTAATCATAAGTTTGCAGATGTCTAAACCTGTTTCAGAGTAAACAATACCAAGTATCCTGCCAAACTTACCTCTACCCATAGAAGCAATAGTGAACGTGTTACGACATTGCTGTGTTAAAAACTCTTTAGCAGCAAGACCTAGCACCTTTTCTGCTTTATTTCGGGTACGAGATTCGGGTGTGTCTATACCATGCAACCTAATTCGTTGTTTCCTAAGCCATACATCGAATCCAAGATCTATATCAACGTCGATGGTATCCCCATCAATTACTCTGACTAGGGTGCATTTGTAGTTATAAACTTCTTTTTCTTTAGGCATCGCTATCTTTCCCTGCTATGTAGCCAGATATAACACCAATGAATCCTACTATAGCGTGTTGTAAGAGAGAAATAACACTTTCATCAGGTGACTTGTTCTCTCTAATAGCTATATAAAAATCGCCAATAACTATCACAGCCAATAAAGCTATAAGGCCAACAACCATTATAAGAACCATCTTGGCTTTCATACAGTCACCATGATCTGTTGTCCAGTTGCTTTGGGTGTAGTGTAGCTAAATTCTCCGTTCTTATATGTATACACTTTGGAATCGTAGTAAGTTGTTACCACTTCACTCTTCCGATTAGTCTCTCTAACTTGCAGCCTTTCTGTTTCGATCTTGTGAATTTGATGCTTTGCATTAGGCGGTTGCACTTGAACGCTATTCGGAAATGGAGGTATATCAGTCATCTTTCTTCTTCATTGTCGGGTCTCGAAAGATGTACTTCCCTTTCCCTGCTTCACCCTGCGGTATCAGTCGCACCTCACAGTACGCATCAAACTTGCTTGTCTTGCGACCAACTACATAGTTATGGATATGAGTGGACTGCATAACTAAGGCGTCACGGTACTCAAGGCACGACGTAAGCTCTTGGAATGCAAGCTCGACCCCGGTTTTGTTCCCACCCGCATCCAACATAATCAACATAAAGATCATTAATGTCATATACGTCTTTTCTTTTGGATGGCTTGAACTTTTTCAGCCTGTGGCTCGACCAAATCCCAAGTAAGCATCTCTACATCAGTCTGATGTGCTGTACCTAAAACTCTTGGCATGGTGTTTCTCACGTAGATATACGCCCCATACCCGCACTGTTGAAAGTTAAACTTGAGCCAATTCATTGCCACTTCATGCCGTTTGGCAGGTGGTTGTACTAGTCGTAAGTTATTCCACTCTCGCAAATCACAAAACAGGTTAGGATCTTCGGGGTCGTATTCTACTGAGCCTGCTTGATCATCAGTTCGATCAAAGTCTGTAGCTTCGCGTCCGAGTCCCGCGCCGTCTCGTTCATCTGTGCAAGCGATTTCGTTATCTGATCTATCGCCTGTGCATTCAACTTTCCCGTGGTATCAGCCTGTTCGACCTTTACTTTGATTTCTGCAACTTCTTCCTGTGTAGCAGCAGCTTGCGCTTGCATTGATCCCCACGCTATTGCGCCAGATACTAATGCTGCGCCTATTGGTAATGCCCAGGTTGGGACTTTTATCGAAGTACCTTCACTCATCAGTTTACACTCCTAAGAACTGTGGAACCAATAAGGTTCCTATTATCAAAATTATTACACCCCACAACATTCTTTCTAATCTATCAAAACGCCTAGACCCGTCTGCAAGTCGTTCTTCAATCCTTTCGTAACGCAAAGCACACTCGCGCTCATGGGCATTAATTTCTTGCAAAGCTTTCTGCCCCTGCTCATCCATCTAAAATTTCTTCTTTAGGGGCCGGTTCTTTAGCTTTTCCTATATTCAAAGCTAAAGCTTCGAGGAACGGATAAACGTATTTGCCCATAAACTCGTCGTCTTTTGGGGTAGGAGTAGCCGCACATACCGCAGAGGCAACCGTCACCACCGTAGTAGCAAGTGTGAGTATCTCCATTAAACTTATCATTGGACGACTTCTTCTTGAAGCTCTTCTTCCTCAACAACTTTGACAGAGTTCTTGAGATCCATTTCTCTTTTAGCAATCGCAAGTTGAAGGTCATGGGCATCCTCCTGTAAACCAGCTATTTGATTTACTGTAGCATTAAACTTTTCTTTAAGATTTTGCAACCTAACAATCTGGCGATGCTCTTCTGGCTTGAGGTCTTCTATTTTGTACTCCTCGCCAAAGATTGTAACTACAGGTGTCTCTTCAGTGCTTTGTTCCGTCATCTGCGACTCTCCATACGTTTAAGTTAGCTGCTACTGTTCTTCTTTCACCCGGCCCTTCAAACGGATACACCATATGCTGTAGCCAAGAGGGGAACATATAAAATTTACCTACTTGTGGTTTTAAAATGCAAGACTGTGGCGGTTTCAATCGTTCTGTATCCATCAAAGACCCTGCGCCATACTGAAACGAAATACATCCGTCAGCATTACC